AACACCGCCATGGGACTGCCCTTCGAAAGCGTGGGCGAGCGAGCCAGTGCCGACCTGCTGGCCCAGCAGCGCGAAGCGTACGCACCGGACCACCTGCCGGCAGGCGTGCTGACCGTCACCGCAGGCGTGGACACGCAAAAGGATCGACTGGAAATCGAGCTCGTGGGCTGGGGTGCGGGTGAGGAGTCATGGGGCATCGAGCACATCGTGCTGCACGGCAACCCGGCGGAACCCGCGCTGTGGCAGCAACTGGATGGCTTGTTGATCAACACCCGTCTGCCCACTGAGGACGGTCGAGCACTGCGCATCGCTGCCTGCTGTATCGACTCTGGTGGCCACCATGTGCAGCAAGTGTATGAGTTCGCCACCCCGCGTGCGGCGCGCAACGTCTGGGCGGTCAAAGGCCAGTTCGGGCCGCGTCCGGTCTGGCCCAAGCGGCAGACGAAGTCCAAAAAGTACCGGGGCCACACGGTGCGCCTGATCGGTGTCGACACTGCCAAGGACACGATCTATGCGCGCTGGCAGGTTGCGTCAGGTAAACCTGGCTACTGCCACTTTCCGATGTCGTATGAAGACGCGTGGTTCGAACAGGCCACTGTCGAAAAACGCGTGACCCGCATCGATGCCAGAGGCAATGAGGTGCGCGCCTGGCAAAAACCCTCCGGGGCGCGCAACGAAGCGCTGGACTGCCGCGTGTATGCCTATGCCGCGCTGCAGGGACTCAAGATCGAGCGCCGCCTGGTGCTGGCCAAACTGGCTGGCGCGGTCATCGAAGGCGAGCGTATGACATCGCAACACGAACCCGTCGTCGCCACGCCCAACGAGGGCTCGCCTCGACTGAGGCAAGCGCCGGCGCCTGCTGCCGGAACTCACCAATCACCAGCCCGTCGGGTCGCGGCATCCACCTACCTGCGCCGACGCTGAGCATCGAGGAAATCTCACATGGCTTTTACCCAGGACGACGTGGTCCGGATTGAGCGTGCCCTGGCCAAGGGCGAGCACATCGTCCGGTTTGCGGACCGCACCGTGGAATACCGCTCGGTGCAAGAATTGATCGAGGCCCGCGATCGCATGCTCAATGAGCTCTCGAAAGGTGGCGGGCGGCGTGCCCGGCTGGTGCGCTTGTTTCATGCCGGCAAGGGGTGGTGAGCATGTCCACGTCCTACCCCTGGTTGGCGCAGCGCGGCTTTCTGCTGCCCCAGCGCCTGACCCGCGTGCAAGCCAGCTATGACAGCGCCGGCAACGGTCGTCGCCTGGGCGGCTGGAAGGCGCCCGATGGCGGGCCAAGTTCGGCGTCGCTCGGCGGTCTGCAGCATTTGCGCAACCGATCGCGCGCCGCCACGCGCAACGATCCCTATGCCTTCTCGGCCATAGACCGGCTGGTGTCGAACACCATCGGTACTGGGATCACCCCCAAGCCCCGCCATCCCGACGATGGCGTGCGGCGCCAGCTGCAGGCGTTATGGGAGGACTGGTGCGACGAAGCCGATGCCGACGGTCGCACCGATCTCTATGGGCTGCAGGCGCTGGTTTGTCGGGCGGTCTACGAGTCGGGCGAGTGCTTCATTCGCCTGCGACCCCGGCGGCTCGAGGATGCCATGGTGGTGCCCCTGCAGTTGCAGGTGCTTGAGCCTGAGTTTGTGCCGCACGACAAGCATGAGCAAGGCCGTGGCGGCAATGTCATCCGCGCCGGCATTGAATACAACGCAATCGGGCAGCGGGTCGCCTACTGGATGTACCGCGCCCACCCCGGTGATGGCCTAAGTCCTGCATTGAGATTCAACGACCTGGTGCGCGTTCCAGCCGAGCAGGTATTGCACATCTATGATCCGCTGCGCGCGGGTCAGCTGCGTGGCGTCCCCGTGCTGGCACCAGTCTTGGCGCGACTGAAGTCGCTCGACGACTTTGATGACGCGGTGTTGTTTCGGCAGGAAGTGGCCAACCTGTTTGCCGGCTTCATTCGCAAACCGGCGCCCGAGGACCCGCCGGTCGATCCGGTGACGGGTGCCCCCATCCAGACCGATGCCGATGGTTTCACCCCAATGGTGGGGCTGGAGCCCGGCACCCTGCAGGAACTGCTGCCCGGCGAAGAGGTGGATTTCTCCAATCCGCCCGACGCCGGCAACACCTACCCGGACTTCATGCGTCAGCAGCTGCTGGCCACCGCTGCCGGGGCAGGGTTGCCCTTCGAGTTGCTGACCGGTGACCTGCGCAATGTGAATGACCGGGTGATCCGCGTCGTGTTGAACGAGTTTCGGCGGCGCATCGAGCAGCGCCAGTTTGGCGTCTTCGTCCACCAGATGTGCCGGCCTGTGCGCGCTGCCTGGCTGGACATGGCGGTGCTGGCCGGGGCCATCGCGCTGCCTGATTACCCCCGACAACGGCGGGCGTATCTGCGCACCCGCTGGGTGCCGCAAGGCTGGTCCTACCTGCACCCGGTGCAGGACGTGCAGGCCCGGCGCATGGAAGTGCGTGCCGGTTTCACCTCACGCTCGGAAGTCGCACTGCGCCAAGGCTATGACGCCGAACTCATCGACGCAGAAAACGCGGCCGACATCGCCCGCGCTGATGCGCTGGGCCTGGCCTATGACTCGGATGCGCGCGCCAACCCGGCAGCGCCGACGGCCGCGACCAACCCACCCATTTCCAATCTTGAGGAGCCGGCATGAGCCACCTTCCCGAGGCTGCGCGAACGCGCAGCTGGTACCGCATTCAGGCCAAAACTGATGTCGATCAACCGAAATCCATCGAAGTGCTGATCTATGACGAGATCGGGCTGTGGGGCATCAGCGCCGCCCGATTCATCGACGAGCTCAAGGCGTTGGACGATGGGCAGGCCGCGATCACGGTCGGCATCAACAGCCCCGGCGGTGATGTGTTCGACGGGTTTGCCATTCACAACGCGCTGCTGCGTCTGGGTGCGCGCTGCACCGTGCGCATCGACGGCCTGGCCGCATCGGCTGCCAGTGTCATTGCCTGTGGCGGGCATCAGGTGGTGATGGCGGCCAACGCCATGCTGATGATCCACAACCCGTGGACCTTCACCTACGGCAGTGCCCAAGACCTGCGCAAAACCGCCGACATGATGGACAAGGCGCGCGACGGCATCCTGGCTGCCTACCGGCGCAAGGCTCCCGCCATCGAAGACGCCACGCTGATTCAGATGCTCGATGAAGAGACCTGGTTGAGTGCCGACGAGGCCTTGGCGCTGGGTTTGGTGGACGTCATTGGCGAGGCCGTGGCACTGCAGGCCTGCCGGGGCACGACCAATGTGCTGGCGCGCTTCAAGCATCCCCCCGAAGCCTTGCTGGCAGCCAGTGCTGAGTCGATTCCCAAAGAACCAGCCCAGGCGCCCGAACCCCAGCCAGATCCGACCCGGCTCGCACGCAATGCTGCGCGTTTCTCTCAAGCCTGCCTCGCCTGCGGGTTGGCTGAATTCACCGAGGAGTTGCTGATGAACACCACCCTGGAAGATGACGGCGCGGTGTCCGCGCAGATTGAGCGTCTACAAGCGATTCGCACCCTGTGTGCCAGCGCCCGGTTACCGGAGCTGGCGGCCGACTACGCACGCTCCGGGCTGAGTGTGGAGGCCGTGCGTGCGCGGCTGTTTGATCGATTGCTGGCCGCGCAAGGCGCTGCGATCGACAACAAGGAGCCGCCTATCACCCCTGAAGCCCAGGCAGCTGCCAGCCCGAACACGAGCGCCATCTACGCCGCGCGCAAGAAAAAGCCCAGCCGCCCGGCGGCCGTCAAAACGGCAACACCCCAAGCGCCCACCCCCCAAGCACCCACCCCTTAATCGTCACTGGAGCACACACCATGAACATCCAAACCGAGGCCGTCCACACGGCCGAATTCCTTCTCTCCGAGGGCAACCGCGAGATCTCGCGCGAGGCCATCACGGTCGCTGCCGGTGATGCGCTGCCTGCAGGACAAGTCCTGGGAATCCAGACCGCCTCGGGCCATTACGCCGCCTACAGCCCGGCCGCCACCGATGGCACCGAGGTGGCGGTGGGCATCTTGCACGCCGCACTGCCGGCCTCGGCAGACGTACGCAATGGCGTGGCCTTCGTGCGCCTGGCTGAGGTCGCCGCAGCGCGTCTGACGGGACTGGATGCCGCCGCGATTGCCGATCTCAAAACCCGTCACCTCATCGTGCGCTAACCCACGTGCCTAACCCATTCCGGAGACTTGCATGCCCCTGACTCTCGACATCTTCAACGACGACGCCTTCGGTGTCGCTTCGCTCACCGCCGCCATCAACAACCCGCCCGAGGGCCAATATGTGCCCACTCTGCTCGACAGCCTCTTTGAGGAAGAAGGCATCACCACGACCTCGGTCATGATCGAGCGCGATGGGGATGCTCTGGCCCTGGTGCCAGCCAGCGAGCGCGGTGCACCGGGTGACGTCACCGTGGGATCGAAGCGCGACATGATCCCGTTCTCGACCCTGCACCTGGCCACGACCGGTGCAATCAAGGCCGATGAAGTTCAAGGCGTGCGCGCCTTTGGCTCTGAGTCGCAGACGCAGACGGTGCAGAACCTGGTCACCCAGCGCCTGCTCAAAATGCGTCAGCGTCTGGAAGCGACCCTGCGCTACCACCGCTTCGGCGCGGTCACCGGCAAGATCTACGACGCTGACGGTTCGCGTGTGCTGTTGGACTTGCACCAGCGCTTTGGCATCACCGCGCAGTCAGTGGCCATGGCACTGGGCACCGAAACCACCGACTTGCAGCAAAAAATCCGCGACGCCAAGCGCAAGAGCGAGGATGTGATCGGCGACTCGGGCGTGATCACCGGCTGGCTGGGCATTTGCGGTCGCGGCTTCTACGACGCCTTTGTTGGTCACGCCACCGTCAAGCAGGCCTACGACCGCTGGAACGATGGTCAATTCCTGCGTGATGATCTGCGCAAGGGCTTCACCTTCGGCGAGGTGACCTGGAAGGAGTTCTACGGCAAGGTCGGCAGCATCAGTTTCATTGGCGAAAACGATGCCTACCTGATCCCGATCGGTGTCTCGGAACTCTTCATCACCCGGTATGCGCCAGCCGACTACATGGAGACGGTCAATACCATTGGTTTGCCGCTCTATGCCAAGCAGGAGCTGATGCGCATGAACAAGGGCGTGGCGCTCGAAGCCCAGTCCAATCCGCTGAACCTGTGTACCAAGCCGCGTGCGGTCATCAAGCTCACCAAGTGAGTCGGCTGACATGCAAGACTTTCGTGCCCTCGGCAATGAACTGGATGCCAGCGTGTTCGATACCTTGGCCGATCAGGCAGATATCGCTGGTCGCCCGGTGCGCGGCATGTTCTCTTCCCCGTGGCTCGCACCCCAGGTGGGGCGCTTGGATACCGGCCTGATTGAGCCGCAGCTCATCGTGCGCGCTCTTGATGCGGTTGATGTGGCCAGGGGCACGGCGTTGAGCTTTGACGGCCAGACGTTTGAGGTCGTGGGGATCGAGCCAGATGGTACCGGCGTCACCGCGCTGATCCTGAGGCCCATGGCATGAGTACCACCCTCAAAGTCGATATTGACGTGGGCCAGGTGCTGGCATTGACCCAGGGTCTGACCGCCAGCGCGAGCCAGGCGGCCTGGCGTCGCACCCTGCGCAAGACCGGCCAGTGGGTCAAAAGCCAGACCGCCAAGGCGGTGAGCGCTGAGACCCGTATCCCGCAAAAGCTGCTGCGTCAGCGCCTGTATTTCTTTCTGCGCTCGCGTGACAGCGGCAAGGTCTGGCTGGGGCTGAATGCCATCGAAGCCCACCGCCTGGGCAAGTCACGTCAAACACGCACCGGCATCTCGGTCGGGCGCCATCGGTTTGATCAGGCGTGGCGAATGCGCAAGCGCTCACCTGAAGGACCACTGTATCGCCGTACCACGCCGTCTCGGCGCCCCTATGAGGTGGTCAAGGTGGACTGGGCCGGCCCCGGTGAAGCGGCCTTTCGACAAGCGGCCGAGCGCGCCGAGGAACGCCTGCTCACGGTGCTGCGCCAGGAAGTGAACTACGAAATTCACAAGGCGCTGGCCAAGGCCCGCTGAGGATGTAAACCCCATGATTGATTCACTTGCCCAATTGCACACCGCAATCGTCAGCGGCCTGCGTGCCAAACTGGACGGGGTGTCCACGGTCGAGGCTTATCCGGTCTTGCAGCGCCGCATCGGCCTGCCTGCCGTGCTGGTGGAACTTGCCGAGATGGAGCCGGGCGATGATCCGGGCAATGGCGCCACGGCCCTGATTGGTCGGTTTCAGGCCCGGGCGATTGTTGACCCCAATGCGGCCCAGGCCGATTTGCAGGTGCGTGAATTGTCGGCGCGGATTGCCGTGGCACTGACCCATCAAACTTGGGGCCTGCCGATCACCATGGCAAGTCTGGTTCAGATCGGGGACGACGCTTTCAAGCCCGAACTCGATGGCTACCTGGTCTGGGTGGTCGAATGGACCCATGAGTTTCATCTGGGCGAGGCGGTCTGGCCTTACGCCGACCAGAGTGGTCTGGCCATCTGGGTGGGCTTCACGCCAACTATCCAGCCTCCTGAGACCTATGAACCCCTGACGGAGGCGCCATGAGCGACGCTTACGCGATTGGCGAACACGATCGCATGATCGCCGCCATGCTGCAGGCCGGCACCATCGAGGTCGTCGATCACAGTGCCGCCCGGGCACGGGTGCGCATCGGCAACTGGGTGTCGGCCTATCTGCCGTGGCATGTGCCGGCTGCCGGTGCAGTGCGGATCTGGCGCGCACCATCGGTCGGTGAGCAGTGCTTGTTGATCTCACCCTCGGGCATGCCGGAGGCCGGGTTCATTCTGCCGGGCTTTTACACCACCACGCACGGCCAGGCGGATAACCGGGACCATGTGACGGTAATCCGCATGCCAGATGGCGCACAGATGCTCTACGACTGGCAGGCAGGCGCATTGCTGGTTGAGGGCACCCAAAGCGTGACCGTGAAAAACGCCACCACCGTGCTGATCGACAGTGGTGGCCCGGTGACGGTCAAGGCCCCCAGCGTCACGCTGGATGCGCCCGAGACCACGGTCACTGGCAATCTGACGATTGGCGGTGCGCTGGCCCAGGGAGGCTCGGGTGGCGGTAATGCCACCTTCGGCGGGCAGGTTCATGCACAAGGCGATGTCACTGCCGGTGGCATCAGCCTGCAGGGTCACACCCACACCGAACAAGGCGACGGCGCGCAAACCAGCGTTGCCCACTGATCCTTCATTCACCCCAAAAGCAAGCCCGTCCCCGTTCGCACTGGACGGGCTTGTGCGTTTCAGGAGCACCACATGGCCAAGATCGACACCAAGCCCACGCCCATACTCACATCCACCCCGGATGAGAAAAGTCCCTCAACGGTGACCTACCGCGACCTCGCATTCAAGAGCCGCACCTTGGTGCTGGCCGATGGCCGCAGCTTTGCCGTAGCGCAAGGACGCATCCAGACCGGTGACACCGGCCTGATCGCCTTTCTGGAAAACCACCCGGAATTCCAGCGCGAGCCTGATGCGGCCGCCGGGGATTGAACCATGGCCCTGATTGGCATGAGCCGTGACAGCGGCCAGGCGCTTTCTGGCATCGCCCACCTCAAGCAGTCCATCCGCGACATCCTGAGCACACCTTTGGGGAGCCGGCGCATGCGCCCGGAGTACGGCAGCGAGATTCCCCTCTATGTGGATCTGCCCATCAACAAGGGCTGGATCTCGGGGGTGCAGGCCGAGGCCGCACGCGCCATCGGCCGTTGGGAGCCACGCATTCGCTTGTCTGCGGTGCGCATCGCCGGCGTGGTCGATGGGCGGATTGATTTTGTGATTGAAGGACAGTACGAGGCCGCGCCTTTGCTGCTGGAGGTGGCGCTGTGATCGACCTGTCGCAACTGCCCGCACCCGAAGTCGTCGAGCCACTGGATTTCGAGGGCATCTATCAGGACCTGTTGGCGACCTTCCAGGCATTGATGGGCGATGGATGGACGGCCCCGCTGGAATCTGACCCGGTCGTGAAATTGCTCGAGCTCTGTGCGTACCGCGAGGTGCAGCTGCGTGCGCGCATCAACGATGCCGCCCGCTCGGTACTGCTGGCCTATGCCGTGGGCGCGGATCTGGAACAGCTGGCGGCCAATGTGAACGTCTCGCGTTTGCAGGTCAGCCCGGGTGACCCAGAGGCCTCGCCACCCGTAGAGCCCGTCTATGAAAACGACGCCAGCCTGCGTGCCCGGGTACAGCGGGCCTTCGAAGGTCTGTCAGTGGCCGGTCCCCGTGCTGCCTACGTCTTTCATGCGCTGTCGGCTGATGGGCGTGTGGCCGATGCCTCGGCCGAGAGCCCGGCCCCCGCCGAGGTGGTTGTCACGGTGCTCTCGCGAGAAGGCGATGGCAGTGCGGGTGCCGATCTGTTGGACACAGTGAATGCCGCCTTGTCGAGCGAGGAGGTGCGGCCTGTGGCCGATCGTCTCACCGTCCAAGGCGCCCAGATCGTGCCTTACCAGGTCACAGCCACCCTGTGGCTTTATCCCGGGCCGGAGGTCGAGCCCATCCTGGCTGCGGCATTGGCGCAACTGGAAACCTATGTCGGCATGCAGCGCCGGCTTGGTCGCGATATCCGGCGCTCCGCGCTCTTTGCCGCCTTGCATGTGGAAGGCGTGCAGCGTGTGGAACTGCTGCAGCCGTCTGCTGATGTGGTGTTGACGAGCAGCCAGGCTGCGCACTGCACAGCGATCGATGTGTCTGCCGGAGGCTTTGATGAGTAGCGCCTTGTTGCCTGCCAACAGCACGTTACTGGAGCGCCATCTGGCGGATGCGACCCACCGAACGATGCCGGTACCCATCGCTGATCTGTGGCGTCCCCAGTCGTGTCCGACTCACTTGCTGCCGTATCTCGCCTGGGCACGCTCGGTGGATCGTTGGGACCCGGCCTGGTCGGGAGCGGCCAAGCGCGGCGTCATTGCTTCCGCTTTTTATGTGCATCAGCACAAGGGCACCATCGGCGCGCTGCGCCGGGTGGTCGAGCCTCTGGGCTATCTGATCGAAGTCGTTGAGTGGTGGGAGCAAGTTCCTGTCGGTCCGGCAGGCACCTTCAGCCTGAAGGTCGGCGTGCTCGACACCGGCATCAGCGATGCGATGTACCAGGAGCTCGAGCGTCTGATCGATGACGCCAAGCCGCTCAGCCGACACCTGATTGGCCTGGCGATCAGCCTTGAGGCCCGGGGGGCTTGCCTCGTTCACGTGGCGGCCTATGAGGGTGACGAGATGGTCATCTACCCCTATACGCCGGAAGTGGTCGAGGTGGCTGGGCTGGTGTGCATCCAAGGCGCCGACCACACGATCGATCACCTGAATATCTATCCCTGGAGCGCATCGCTATGAGTCAAACCTACTTTGCCATCCTGACCGCAATTGGTGAAGCCAAGCTGGCCAATGCCACAGCGCTGGGCACGACGCTGCAACTGACCCAGATGGGGGTCGGCGACGGCAATGGCAGCACGCCACTGCCTAACCGCAGCCAGACCGCCCTGGTTCGTGAAAACCGCCGTGCACCCTTGAACCGCCTCTTTGTTGATCCAGCCAATGCCAGCCAGATCATCGCCGAGCAGGTGATTCCGGAAGAAATCGGAGGCTGGTGGATTCGGGAGATCGGCCTGTACGACACCGATGGCAACCTGTGCGCAGTGGCCAACTGCCCGGATACCTACAAGCCTGTGCTGGCGGAAGGCTCGGGGCGTACGCAGGTGATCCGCATGGTGCTGATCGTGAGCAACACGGCGGCTGTTCAACTGAAGATCGATCCGGCGATCGTGCTGGCCACGCGCGGCTATGTGGATGACGAGTTCGACAAGCACCTGGCCCACCTTGACCCACACCCGCAATACATGACCGCTCCGGAAGTGGCCAGCGCCATCTCTGGCAAAGCGGACAAGGCGACGACGTTGGCGGGGTACGGCATCACCGATGGCGCCACCGTCGCTGCCGCTGTTCAAGCCGCGCCTGCGGGAGCAGTGGCTTTCTTTGGTATGCAAGTTGCCCCAAACGGGTGGCTCAAAGCAAACGGGGCGGAGGTTAGCCGCGTTACGTACGCAGCGTTATTTACGGCAATCGGGACAAGCTTTGGTGCCGGCAATGGCAGCACCACGTTTCGCCTGCCGGATCTGCGGGGTGAGTTCCTACGGGCGTGGGACGATGCGCGCGGCGTTGACGTGGGTCGAACATTCGGTGCCTGGCAGGGCGATTCGTTCAAGAGCCACGACCACGTGATCAATTCAGCCGATGTGTTCAACACCGCAGCGTTTGTCATCAACGACAACGGGGGTGACAACATCGTGAGTTCTGACAATGCGCCAGCGATGTACGCCACATATCACCCTAATCGCTACTACACCGGCGTGGCGGGCGGTGCCGAAACCCGCCCCCGCAACACCGCCTTGCTCGCCTGCATCAAATACTGAGGTCGCCCATGACAACCCTTTATCACTACCACCCCGAAACAGGCGAACTGATCGGCCAAAGTGCTGCGGACCGATCCCCTTTGGAGCCCGACATCTGGCTCATTCCTGCCCATGCCACCGATCAGCCACCTCCCAAGCCAAAAGCGCGACAGGTAGCGGTCTTCCGAGATGGTCGGTGGCAGTTATCACCTGACTGGCGCGCAACTGCGCTGTGGTCCACTGAAGATGGGGCGGCTGTTTCGATCACAGAGATTGGCCTGACACCTGCCGATGTTCACGCCACCGAAAAACCACGGCCCAGCGCGGCCCACCTTTGGCAAGACGGTCAATGGCAGGAGGATGCCGATTTGAAATCGGCCCTACTTGATGCGTTAAAAAACCAGCTCTGCCAACAGATCGACGCAGTGGCCGACCAGGTGCGTCGAGAGCTGGCAGGCGACCCCTTGCGCGTGGCCGAATACGACCGTGCAGCGCAAGAGGCCAACGCGTATCAGGCGGCAGGTTACAGCGGTGAAGTGCCAGCCTCGGTGTTGTCCTGGGCTCAGGCCAAGGCGTGGAGCCCGCAAGCGGCTGCCGAAGACATCCTGCGCGCTGCCCGCCAGTGGGAGGCTGCCCTTTACGGCTTGCGGGACCAACGCCTCAAAACCAAGGAGGCCATTCGCAGCGCCACCGATCAGGTAAGCGCCCAGGCGCTGGCAGATGCTGGGCAGCAGGCTTTGCGTGCTTTCCATCAGACGGCCAGCACGCCTCCTCCGTAAATTCCGCCACCGCCCACCCATCCCTTCCGGCCCACCCCTGCGGTGGGCTTTTTACTTTCCGGAGAACACGATGCCCACTTCCTTCTTCCACGGTGTGACCGTCACCCTGATCGACACCGGTCCGCGCCCCATTGCCATTCCATCCTCCTCGATCATCGGCCTGGTCGATACCTACACGCCCGCCGAGGGCTTGGCCGAACCCAATAAACCCATCCTGCTGACCTCTTACCGTGAGACGGTGAAGCAGTTCGGTGCGGGAAGCGCGCTGGTCAAGTCGGCGCGCGGCATCTACGCCCAGTCGTCGGCCGTGGTGGTGGCCATCGGTGTGCCTCTGGTCGCTGATGCGGCTGCGCTCACCAGCGCCATCATCGGTGGTGTGACGGTCGATGGGCAGCGCACCGGCATGCAGGCACTGCTCGATGGCAAGTCCGTCCATAACGCGCAGCCTCGCCTGATTGTCTGTCCGGGGCATTCGGCCACCCAAGCCGTGGCCAGTGCCATGGATGGTCTGGCGGCCAAGCTCAAGGCCATTGCCATCGTCGATGGCCCCAACACCGATGATGAAGCGGCGATTGCCTACTTCAACAACTTTGGCAGCAAGCGCGTTTTTGCGGTCGACCCCTGGCTCAAGGTCTGGGACACCGAGACCGGTGCAGCCAGTACGGTGCCGGTGTCCCCGTATGCCGCAGGCCTCTTTGCCCGTACCGATCGTGAGTACGGTTTCTGGGCATCCCCCTCCAACAAGGAGTTCGTCGAGGTCATCGGCACCGCACGCCCGATCGAGTTCCTGGATGGCGACGAGACCTGCCGCGCCAACCTGCTCAACGCCGCCAACATCACCACCGTCATCCGCGATGGCGGTTACCGCCTGTGGGGGAACCGCACGCGCTCAGCCGATGCCAAGTGGGCCTTCGTCACCCGGGTGCGCACGGTCGACATCGTCATGGACGCCATCCTCTATGGCCACAAATGGGCGGTGGACCGTTCTATTACCAAGACCTACGTCAAGGACGTGACCGAAGGGCTGCAGGCCTTCATGCGCGACCTGAAAGCGCAGGGCGCCATCATCAATTTCGAGGTCTATCCCGACCCCGAACTCAACACGGCGAGCCAGCTCGAGCAGGGCCGCGTGTACTGGAACATCCGCTTCACCGACGTGCCTCCCGCAGAAAACCCCACCTTCCGGGTCGAGGTCACGAACCAGTGGATTACTGAAGTTCTCGACATTTAAGGAGCCCGCACCGTGATCCCGCAAACCCTCTACAACCTCAACCTCTTCATCGACGGCGTGAACTTCGCCGGCATCGCCACCCAGGTCACGCCGCCCAAACTCAAGATCAAGGCAGAAGACTACCGAGGGGGCGGCATGGACGCCCCGATCAAGATGGATCTCGGCCTCGAAGCGCTGGAAGCCAATTTCGCGCTCTCGGGCATGTCCGTCGAAGCCCTGCGTTTCTTTGGTCTGGCCGACCAGAGCGCCTTCAATGGCGTGTTCCGGGGCGCGTTCCGCACCCACAAGGGTGAGGTGCAGTCCTGCGTGGTGACCCTGCGCGGCATGTTGACCGAAATCGACATGGGTGACTGGAAGCCCTCGGACAAGGCCGAAACCAAATTCAGCCTGGCCTGCAGCTACTACAAGCTCGAGCTCGATGGCCTGCTGATCTACGAGATCGATCCGATCGCCTCGGTACGCATCGTGGATGGCCGCGACCAACTGGCCGACATCCGTGCCGCCCTGGGGCTGTAACCCACTTCCCATCACGCCATCACACCACCGGAGACCCTCCCATGGACCACCTGACCATCAAATTACAGCATCCGACCGAATTCGACGGCATTCGCCGCGACACGCTGACCCTACGCGCGCCGCTGGTGCGCGACATGCGCCTGGCCTCGCGTCAGGCGCCTACAGACGCTGAAGAGCGTGAGCTGATCCTGTTCGGGATTCTGGCGGGCGTTGCAGCCAAGGATCTGGAGGGCATGCGCTTTACCGACTACAAGCGGCTGCAAGACAGCTACTTTCGCCTGGTGTCCGCTCGCCCGGATGACCGCGCCCCTGTTGAGCCTGCTGATGAAGCGACTGGCGCGGGAACTGCGCTTCCCGCCGTCTGAGATTGATGCCCTGGACCTCAGGGATGCCTTGTGGTGGCTGGAGGACTGAATGAAACGCGATATTGCACTGGGTATCGTCATTGGCGGCGCGGTCGATGGGTCGCTGGGCCGGGCGGTGACCGATACCCAGTCGCGCATCACCCGCCTCAAGCAGACCGCCGAGCAGCAACGCCTGTGGCAACGCACGATTGGCGAGACGCAACGCCTGCAAGGCGAGTTTCGCAAACTGCACCTGAGCGGCGATGCGGCAGCCGATGGCATCCGCAAGAAAATCGAGAGCAATCTGACCGTTCTGCGTCAGGCTGGCATTGAAGCGGACAAGCTGGACCGTGCCTATCAGCGGCTTGGCCGCACAGCACGGGGGCTGGAGCTGCAGGCCACCGGCCGAGAACGCATCGGTCAGGGGGTTGCGCAGGGGCGTGAAGCGGTGGGCGATGCCCTCAAACTGACTGCCACAGTGGCGGTGCCGGCCACCATCTCGGCCAATTACCAGGCCATCGTGCGCGACATGGCGATCAAGGCCGGTATCGCCGGCACGGCCCGCGAAACACAAATCGGTGAGCAGATCGCACAAAGTGCGCTGGCCAGCGGCATGGGACGCAACGAACTGGCCGAGGCGGTCAATCAGTTGGTTGGTGGCGGCATGGATCTGGAGCGTGCCACGGCCTTTGCGCCGCTGCTGGCCAAGTTCGCCGTGGGCCAAGGTTCTGGCAGTGTCGACACCGCCCGCATGATCGGCGCGCTGGAGCAAAACGCCAGGATCAGCGACCCGGCCCAGATGCAACAAGCCCTGGAGGCCATCGCCTACCTAGGCAAAGAGGGTTCGTTCGAATCCTCGGACATGGCACGGTGGTTTCCGGAACTGCTGGCCGAGATGCAGAAGATTGGCATCACCGGCCAGGATTCGGTCAATCAGCTGGGCGCCATGCTGCAGGTGCAAATGAAGGTCTCTGGCTCGCCGGATCAGGCGGCCAACAACCTGAAGAACTGGTTCTCCAAGATCGGCTCGCCCGAGACTCAGCGGCGCTACGCCGATGTCGGCATCGATTACGCCGCCATGATGCAGGAGGCCATTGGCAAGGGTTGGAGCGCGATGGAGTCCTCGTTCGTGCTGGCCCGAGCCTACATCGAGCAGGCCGATCCCCAGCGAGCCCAGCAAGTCTCGGCGGCGGCGCAACGCATCGGTCAGGAACGCGATCCGGCCAAGCAGCAGGCCATGCTGCAAGCCTTCGAGGCCACCATGAAAACCGGTGATCTCTTTGCCGACATGCAGGTCAAGGCGGCGTTGACCGCGTACATGCAAAACGCCGATCTGTACCAGCGACTCAAGCAAAACGCGGCGCGCGCCAGTGGCGAAATCGAACAAGACCTGATCGCCCGGCGCGAAACCTCCAAACAGATCTGGAGCGAAGTCACCCAAGCCTGGGACGAAGCCTTGCGGCGCATCGGGGATGCCTTGCGACCGGTGACCGACACCGTTGGCCAAGCGCTGGGTTCCGTGGGTCGGGCGCTGGCCACGCTGGTCGAGCAGGCACCCATGGTGGTCGCTGGTCTTGCCACGGTCGCCGGTGGGTTGGTGGCGCTCAAAGGCGCCCGCGCCGCGTGGAACATCGGGCGTGGTGCGCTTGATCTGGCGCGGGGCACGCTCATGGCGGGTCGATCTGGCAGAGCTTCAGGCATGCCTGGCCTGCCCGGCAAGCTGGGCAATCTGGCGAGTGTGCTCACCGGTGGAACAGCTACTGGGGCGCAGCCAGTGTTCGTGACCAACTGGCCGGGTGCCGGTGCCTTGCCTGATCTGCTGGGCCGGTCTGGCCGAGGCGCAGGCAGGCCCTCTGGGTCGCCCGCAGGCAGTATGGCCCGCACGGGTGGCGCTTTGGGCCAGGTCGGAGGATGGCTAGGCAAGGCCGGTGGCCGACTGGGTGGCGCACTGGCCATTGGCTCGGCCGCGTATCAAGTCTTTGATACCGCCAAGAACGCCACCACCCGGGAAGAAAAGGCTCAGGGTTACGGCGGTGCGGCCGGCACGCTGGCTGGCGGCTTGGCCGGCGCCAAGCTCGGTGCCGCAGTCGGCGCGCTGGGCGGCCCCATCGGGATCGCGATTGGCGGTTTGCTGGGTGGGGCCATTGGCTCTTTCGCCGGTGACAAGCTGGGCGGCTGGTTGGGCAAGTCGCTGGTGGCGCCCCAACCACCGAAGGCGTCCCCCACATTGGCGGCCACGCCGGTGCCCCCCAATCTTGCGCCACGGGTTGCGGCCGGCGCTGCGCTACCTGTACCCAAAACGGTGACAACGCCCGTGGCCAAGGCATCCGCCGTGCCGCAACAGGTGAATTTCTCGCCCACCCTGCAAATTACCGTCAAGGGTGATGTGAAAGACCCCCGGCAGCTGGCTAATGAGTTGATGCCGCACCTGAAGCGGCTGTTTGAGCAGTTTCAGCAACAAAACCAGCGAGCCGCCTGGTTCGACGGCGCGCATGTGTGAGGTAACTGATGACCCTGTCTTCCATCACCCAATGGGTCTCGCAGGCCAGCTCATCGGTCGCGTGCGCCACCAGCCATGCGCAGCGACTCGGACAATTGGCGCAGGCGCCCCAGCCACCAGAAAACATATTCCGTCTGGCAGCGAACACATCCTCCGAGCTGACGCGCGGTGCCAACGCCCTCAAAAGCCTGGTGACCCTGCTGCCTACCGCCAGCGTGACGGCCTTTGAACGCAGTGCCCTGGGCCGGGGGATGGCCAGTGTGCAGGCCGGACTGGCCGATATCAATCGCGCCACGCAGCGAGTCGGCAGCCTGATCGATACCGCCCAATCTGGCGCCAAGCGTCTGGACTCAGCGGTGCGATCGGTACAGAGCGCAGCGACCTCGGTGGCAACGCAATTGGGTGCACTCAATGCCCAACTGGGCAGTGCCGGCGCCAAAATACCGCTGGCATCGCCCACCGCTTCGAACACACGCCGGGCTGCAGGTGCAGGCATGCCGACGCTCTCCAGCGCCCGGCCACACCTGCTGGTGCTGATCGCCGAACAAGGTGAGCGTTTCTACTTTGGCCTCAACACAGCGGCCTTCGACAGCCTGCGCCGGCAAAGCCAATACAACATCGCCACCCAGGAGCGTCTGGGGCGACCGCAAGCCCTGCAAGCGGTCAATCAGGGCGGTGAGTCGCTCACGCTCTCAGGTGTTGTCTTTGCGCAGATGGCAGGCATGACCCAACTGAACGCATTGCGCCGGATCGGCTTTCAGATGAAGCCGGTCGAGCTCATCGCCGGCCACGGTGAAACCCTGGGACGCTGGTATTTGGCCAGCGTTTCGGAGGATCAAAGCGACCTGATGGCCGACGGCGCACCGCGCAAGCAGACCTTTACCGTGGAATTCAAACGCTATGGCGACGACTATCAAAACCTCTGATGGCGATGTGCTCGATCGCCTGTGCTACCAGCACTATGGCCATCTGATGGGCACGGTCGAGGCGGTACTGGAGGCCAATCCGGGACTAGCGGAGCGCTCTCAGCCCTTTGTTTCAGGCGTCGTCATCCTGCTGCCTGATCTGGCTCCTGCGCGCACCGACATGATCAACCTGTGGGACTGAGCGATGCGCGCCATCTTCCAGGTTATTGCCAACGCCAAGGACATCACCGACCTGCTCAAAGACCGCTTGATCAGCCTGCAGCTGACCGACCGGGCCGGGCTGCAGTCGGACGAGTGCGAAATCCGGCTGGATGACCGTGACGACCGGATAGCATTTCCCAGGAAAGGTGCACTGTTGCGTATCTCACTGGGTTGGGAAGGCCAGGGGCTGAGTTTCATGGGCGCATACACCGTGGACGAGATCGAATTCTCCGGTCCACCACGCACCCTGGTCATTCGCGGCAAGCCGGCGGACATGGCAGGTCTTGCCAAATGCCCACGCCAGCACGCCTGGGAAAACGTGCCGCTGTCGCAAATCATTCGTGAGGTCGCCGCCCGCAACCGCTGGCAGGCGGTCTGCTCAATCACCACGACGGTGCCTCGGACCGATCAGGTCGGCGAGTCGGACTTGAACTTCCTGACCCGACTGGCGCGCCAATACAACGCCACGGCCACCCTGAAGGACCGCAAGCTCGTGGTCATGCCGCGCGCAGAAGGCAAGACCGCCTCGGGTAAAAGTCTGCCGGTAGTCCGCTTCTCGCTAAACGAAGTAACCAGCTTTCGCCTGACCTTCCCCGACCGGGGCAGCGTCGGTGCCGTGAAAACTCAGGCCCACGATGCCAAGACCGGTAAAAAGATCGAGACCGTCATCCCGAACCCCGATGCCCCGGCCGGCTCCAGCAGCGCCACGCACACCGATCGACACATCTATCCAAACCCCAGCGCCGCCAGGGTTGCAGCCAAAGCCAAATTGGCCGGCATGAACCGGCAGACCGCCAGCGGCCAGCTGGAGTTGCGTGGCCGTGCCGATCTGGCCGCCGAGAAGTCGGTCGAGTTGCAGGGGTTCAAGCAAGAGGTCGACGGCACCTACCTGATCGAGTCGGTCACTCACCAGCTGGCTGGGCAAAGCTGGAGCGCGTCGGTGGAAATCTCAGCCGGCAAGTCAGGCAAGGCCAAAGCTGGGCACAACAAACCCCCTCAACGCACAACGACCGTGGCCATCCCCAGCGCTCCGTGACCTGTTAATTCCTTCTACCCCATCGACCCCGCCCCTGTGCGGGGTTTCTTGTTTCTGGAGACCGTGATGAACACACCGAACACCCGAGACGGCTGGGTATCCATGCCGTTGGATGAATTTGAGCGATTGATCGAGGACGCGGCCGAACGCGGCGCCAAGCGCGCCATGACCGATGTCGGCCTGGATGGCGAAAGCGCAGCTGCCGACATTCGTGAATTGCGTGGGCTGCTCGAAGCCTTCAACACCGCCAAGCACACCGCCTGGCAGACCCTGGTGCGCATGGTGACTACTGGCTTCATCTTGGCCCTGGTTGCCGGCGCACTGATCAAGTTGAAGTTCTTTGGGGGGCACTGACCATGCTGACCTTGCTCGGATCACTGCTGGGTTTCCTTGGCAGCACATTCCCGGAATTCCTCAAGCTGTTTCGCGACAGCCAGGATCGTAAGCATGAGCTGGCGATCCTGGATCGGCAGATGGAGCAGCAGCGGCTGGGCCACAGCCAGCGCCTGGAGGAAATCCAGATTGCGGCAGATGTTGCCGAGAGCCAGGCGCTCTACAGCTACGCTAACCACACCACGGGTTCGCCATGGGTAGACGCCTTACAGGCCTCGGTGCGCCCGGTCATTACCTATGCCTTCTTCCTGGTCTTTGCGGTGGTGAAGGTCTCGGCACTGGTCACCTTGCTGCAAACAGACGGCATCACGCTGGCGGCGGTACTGCAGGCCACTTGGGACGAAGAAACCCAGGCTCTGTTTGCTGCCGTGATGTCCTTCTGGTTCGGCAGCCGTCAGATCAGCAAGATGCGTCGGGGTGGCTGATGCGTCACGTCACCGAAGAAGGGCTCAGCCTGATCAAGCGGTTTGAGGGCTTCAGCCCCACCATTTACATTTGCCCGGCCGGCTACCCGACCATCGGCTACGGGCATGTGGTGCTGGCACATGAACAGGATCAGTTTGCATCGGGCATCACGCCAGCGCAGGCCACCGATCTTCTGCGTAAGGATGTGGGGATCGCCGAACGAGCCGTGCTGCGGCTGATCTCGGTGCCACTAACGGATGGGCAGTTCGATGCGTTGGTCTCTTTCACCTTCAACCTCGGTGCCGGGGCGCTACAGCGCTCGACACTGAGGCGGAAGGTGAACCGTGGCGAGCACGAGAGCGTCCCCGCTGAGCTGATGAAGTGGGTCTGGGCGGCGGGGAAAAGGCTGCCGGGGCTTGTCCGTCGCCGGCAGGCAGAAGGGGACGCTTACGTCTCCGAGCCAACACCAAACACTGAAATGCGAAGAGATGATGGCAAAAGCATGCTGAAAGGGTGACACCCCCCCCCCGTAGCTTAGAATTAA